TTTTATACACAAAAAAAGATAGCCATTTCTGACTATCCTTTATTCACTTCATTCATTTTGTTATTGTAATAATACAATATTGCCAAAGACACTATTAGGCTCAGTATTACTATTATAAGATTTTCTACTAACGTTTTTTCTCTTAGTTGTTCTATCAAAGGTATCCTTTGCCATTTGTTTTCTAGTATCAGCTTTTCTATATTTCTTTTATATTGCCAGTCTCTTTGTGCTATAGAAAAAATTGAACTTACAGTATAAAGTAAAATTAATTTCACTATCCCTTTGTTCGCAAAATTGATTTTCTCGCTTTCTTGAAAATCTTTGTGTCTTTTATTTTTAAATATTAAATCCCTAATAGTTTTCTTGGTTCTAACTGTCGCCATTGCTCCCACCGCCTAACCACTTATCGATAAACTTATCCAATACCTTAGGTACTTTATCCTCAAGAACTTCTATAAGAAGTTCAACAAAATATCCTACAAATATAATCAATATCATTATGATTAGATGCAACGAAGGAACTTTCTTATATATGGATAAATATGTCAATACATATAACGCCAATGCCATAGCTCCATATAAAATCCTAATTATGATAGGACTGATATTTAAATGATTATTTACTCTGTACAATAAATTTCCTAAAGTTCCCAAAAGTAGCCCGTAAGCTATAAATATAATATCTTTAATGTATTCTCCCATTATTGCTCCTTTTTATGAAATTTAAAGTATATTTTTGTTTCCTGCTTTTTCTACATCGAAAATTTGCTGTAATATAACTTTTAAGTCAAATGTTTTTCTAGCTTCTTTTAAAACTTCTGATAGTACTTCTTCTCCAACTTCTTCAGCAAAATTAGGAATCCATTTTCTATCAATTGTTTTTTCTTTTTCCAATAACTCTTCTAATTTATCCCAAAAGCCTTCATACACTTGATTAAATTTTTCTGCTCCGGCTTTTCCTTTTGCAACTATCTCTGTTTTGTAAATTAAAGTCTTCCCTAATTCTAAAATTTTACCTGTTAAATATATTTTTGCTGCTAATTTATCCATTTTTATCTCTCCTTATAAATTTTAATTTTATTTTTTGTAACAAAAAAATCACAATCAAATTAATGACTGTGATTTAATGTTAATTATTATTCAAAAAATATTTCATCCAGAACTTCTACAGGATAAGTATTTATTAGTCCGTATCGACTATCAACCGTTGTTCCTATCAATAAGTCTTTTTCCCTGCATATCTTGGTTGCTTTCTTTCCTATAGAAGGTGCGTGGTATGATTTTGGCTTTATCCCTTTTATATTGGCATAGGCTATTACTGTTAAATGGTTGCTTGTTACTGTTCTTCTTTGAGTATTTTCCAATCTTTTTATGCTCTTGTCGTTATCCTCAATAGTGTTTGCAAGTCCGATTACATCGTTCTCAATATTGTTGATTCTGCTTTCAGCTTCAACCATCCATTGCCCTTGCATTACTATTAATTCAGGTATTGACATTGGCTTTGGTTGTTTTAATGCCTTTTTCATTTTCTCAAATTCATTGATGTATGCCACGTTTAAATCAAATGCTATAGGTACTGACGCATTATATCCTCCAACCAATTGTGCAATTCCTTTTTCCGTAATTAAGTAATTTTTTACTGTCCTACCATTCAAAGCCTTGTAATTACTAGGTATATAGAATTGAACGGAAAGTTCCGTTGAACTAAATTTACTTATATATCCGTCTATTTTCTCAAGTAAATCATAATGTTTTACTCCCAATTCCTGTGCCACTCTATTACTTGTTGTTACTAATACTCCATTTTGATTTTCCACTAATACTTTAATTAATTCCATTTTTATCCTCCATTATACTATATTTTTTCTTTCAATTCTTGCCACTCTTTCAGCAACTTCCTTTTCTTCATTTCTTTGGACAAATGTTTCTATATTTGCCCCTGCTTTGTAGTATTCTCTTTTGATTGTTTGATAATATTCGCCCAAAGCATCTTCCAAATCCATTAATTTATCCAAATTTTCTTTAGACAGCATTTCGTACATTTCCTCTAATAAACCAAATACCACCTTTTTTGCTGATTTTAACTTGTGATTGTGTTCATCCAATAAACTTTCTGTAATTTCAAATCCTAGTTCTTGTCTAAGTGTCATAATTTTTCCTCCTAAAATATTTGTTTTTTAAGAGAATATATAGTATAATAGTATTGGTTAGATATCTATTATCTATATACTCTCTGTTCATTTTGGATAGAGGGTATTTTTTTATTTATCCAATTCTTTTTCCAAAAGTTCTAATCCTTTTACAATTGTACTTGTCTTACTTAATTTTAAAGTTTCTGACATTCTTTTCAATTTTTCATTTTCATCTTTATTCAAGGTTATTTCCAATCTTATATTTCTCGGATTATCACTTTTTGGTCTCCCTATTTTTTTCATTTTCCACCTACTTTCTACCCGTGAATATATTATATATTATCCCGTGTAAAAAGTCAAGAACTTTTTTTAAAAATTTTTATACTATTTTCTCAAAACAAATATTTTAGTTTTCACAGTCATTTATTCAATTGTCATTGTCCTTTTTCTTATTTTATTAATATCATTTCTAACGTAGCTAACAAGCCTTACAATCAATTTCAGGCTGCTAGCCAGCCTATTTACCCAAAAAAATTTTTAACGTTCAAATTCGGCTCACATTCAAGCCATTTGGACATTACTTCAATTCAAAGTGAGGTGTGTCGTGCATTTTCCAATTTCCACCCCATTCGACGTTTACATTTTTGGATTTTGCTACTTCCAAGATATGGTTTGCAATCAATTTTAATTTTTTTTCGTCATACCCTTCTTCAGATGTAAATTTCCTGTATACACCGTTTTCAATAACTCCACAAGGGAATATGTCAACTGCATGTCCGTATCCGTCAGCTTTGATTTGATGGTTTGATTTTGCTCTTTTTCCATCACAATTTGTTACAATTCTACCTGGCTTACTTCTTCCGATTTGATACAAGGCAAACTGTTCTTCCGTTGTCCTAGCTCCATCAGTTATTCTAAAATCATACGGACTGTTTTCAATTGCAGCTTTCATTACTTCGATTAGTTTTGGATGTACTTTTTCCATTTTGTCTAGACTTGACTGGGCAAAAGAATATTTTTGGTTATCTGTTACTGCATTTTCCTTATCCCAATCTTTCAAATATTCCTCCTTTCTCTGAATCCTGTTCAGCCAGCCTATTAAAAATCCTTCCTGTGTTCTGTCAGCTTCAACTTTCCCTTTGTAATAAAGTCTTTGTAAGTTATGATAAACTTCTAAAAATTTACCAGGATCTGTTGCGTTTAATACTTCCAAAGTTTTATTCCCAATTATTCCATCTACAACTAAATCACTTCCGTTAATCTGATTCAATGCTACCTGTACGTTTTTTGTTCCATTTCTGCCACTGTTTACTGCCCAGTCGCATATAGACAGTGCTGTTTTATCATTTACAACTTTATCCAGCTTGTTTCCTAAGTAATATTTTTTCAGATATATATTTTTTGCGAAGTCTTTTGTCAAGTCCTGCATATTTCCTTTATATCCAAATTCTCTTGCTTCTTCTTTTGTAATTCCCCAAGTTGTTTCTCCACCTTTATCGTGCTTGTCGTTAGTATAGCCACCTTCGACTCTTAATAAATAGTCAAAAATCTTTTCGAATCTATCCATTTTTATTCCACCTTTCTTCCTAATAATTCCATATCTTTTAAATATTTATATAACTTTGCAGGGCTAAATTGATTAGCTTTCAAAGTTTTTAAATTGTATGTTAGGCTTTCATCCAGCCCTTTGTTAATTAGATGTATGCATAATTCCGAACAGAAGTACCTGTCCTTATGCTCAATTCCCAGCTCCAGCAACTGGCTAAAGAAAATTGCTCCATAATCATAACCCTTGCCCTTTAGTTTTTTAAACTCTTCTAGCACAACAGGGATTTCAATGTGGCTATCCAGTTCAAAAATATCCATATTATCTTTATACACAAAAGGCTTTATTCTTACGCCACCAGGATTTGACAAATGCACATAGTCGTTGTAAATGAATTCACAATGGCTGTATTTCCCTAATGTTCTTAAAGTTATCAGGAATCCTATCATGCTTTTTGGCTTATGGAAGCTGATATATAGCCTGTCTTTTTCAAGTTTCATAAAATACCTCCTTACGTATTTTTGTATGCTTTTTCATATCTATCTTTGGCATCGTATTCTTTTAACTCTTCATCAGTTAAATTCTCTAAATTATGCGTCAATAGAGTTTCGGTTGCCATAGCTTTAGTTGTATGTTCCTGCATTATATTCGCCATTTTCATCATGTCCTGCAACGTCAGATTCACGTACTTCTCACTGCCGTCTTTTGTGTAAAATTTCCAGTTTTCAAATTCTGTCTTTTTCATTGCCTGACACATGACAACAATCCTTGTCAGATTTGACTGGTCTATACTTCTATTATTCTGCAAGTATTTCACGCCACCTACTTCAAATTCAAATGGGGCAACATCGTATTCAAGTCTTAGATCATAGAGTTCTTTTTTGATTTCATCTATCCGTTTTTCTCTATTTAACTTGATGATGTTATTCTCAATATACTCAAATTCAGATAATTCAACAGTCTTAATTTTTCCATTTTCTAGTAGTTCATTTTCAGCAAGAGTGTATTTTCCAGCTTTGTATAATTCCTCTTTTGTAGATTCCCTTAATTTTTCGTTATCCAAAACTGGATTTTCATATTCCAGTTCACTCCATATATGCTTTTCTGCATTCCAGTCCGGATAAAATAAACTAGGATTATTTTTAAACTCTTCCAAATTAGTAATAATTGGTCTTGCTATTATTTCGAGATTTTTTTTGTCATAAATTACAATGTTCATTTACATTTTCCTCCTTGTTATCTAATTTTCTGATTCGCATATGTAACTAAAATTCACGTGAATGGGCTCTGTTATTTTATTTGAAGCGAATACATTTAAATATCCAGCTTCAACGTCTCCAGTTGTTTTCAGAGTGAACGCTGGTCTTGCCCAGCTTTCTGAAATTGGGGCAAAAGGAAGTCTGAACAGAACTTTTCCAACAGTATTTATACTTCTGTCGAATTGTGGGTCTAAATATCCACTAAATACTGCTATATTACCCTGCTTAATTAGATAACAATCCTTGAAGTAAGACATTATTCTGCTGTCGATTTGAGAATTTTTTAGAATCTTTGTCTTATACAGGTTTCCGACTCTGTCCGAAATCGGCTTATTGCTTATTGCTCTAAATTTAGTAACATCGTTGTAAGTCAAATTTGTATTCTCTATACATTCATAATAGAACTTAGTTACATTGTCGTAATAGAACTTGCCTTTTACTTTATTTCCTATGTCTTGAATATTTCCGCCGAATTCCATTCCTATTATTTCGGCTAGACGGTTACCTTCGAGGGCTGTACCTTTTTGTAATCCGTATAAAGTGCTGTCTGACAAGACAAAAGAATTATTCTTGAAGTTCAACAAGTATTCCTTTTTATCTTTTAAAATCCCTTTATCAATTTTATCCAGCAAATTATTCTTTAATTGGTGAACTTGGTATTCTGTTCCACCTAATTTTAAAAACACATCCTCAAATTGGTTTTCCTCATCGATTCTAACCAATAATTTTAATCCCTCAAACACTCCAAATTCTTCAATTCCGCTTAACGCCACTTCATAAATATCTTTATTTGTTCCTACCGTTCTAGTTGCGTTTAATGAATGCACTAACCCTTTTTGCAAATCATTCATGATTTGAGCTGTTAAGGTTGTTCCAATTTGGCTTGCAGTCTCTTCGCCTTTCCAAATGTGTCTCACTAATCCTGCTCCGACATCGTTGGCGTTTTCAACTTTATAAACATCCAAATTAGATCCTATCCAGTCTTTTATCTTTTTTAACATCTATCTTACCCCTTCCTGTGTAATTACGTTCATTCTAGCCAAATTACTTTCATAATTTTTTTGTTGCAAAATTTCATCATAAAAACTATCCTCAATATTCAACATTCTTTTTAATCCTACAAACGCTCCGTTCGAAATATAATTTGCTGTTTGTACTTTATATTTAAAATCAATCGTTATTTCAACACCTTTCGCCCTTATTTCAAGCAAAATATTTAAAACACTTTTTTTAACATGTGTTGGCAATCTTTTATTCAAGACTATATAAATGCTGCCAGCTTTTTCTTTGTAAAATTGTGTTTCAGAATTTCCTTTAAAACTTCCATTTTTCACATTGAAATCAATATCTTTATTATTAGTTTTTACAATCCCTTCTTTAAAAATA